TATCTTCTTTTTGTCATCCCCGCGAAAGCGGGGATCCATCTCCTCTTAAAACAAAAATCCAAAACAAAATCTATCTGTCTTTCTTCTATCTTCTTTTTGTCATCCCCGCGAAAGCGGGGATCCATCTTCTCTTAAAACAAAAACCAGGTTAAATCATCTTTCTTAAAATCTATCTTTTTTCTTCTTCGTGCTCTTCGTGTCCTTCGTGGTAAAATCTTCTGACTTCTGACTTCTGACTTCTGACTTCTGGCTTCTGGCTTCTGGTTTATGTGCACTTGTATATATAAGTTATCTCTACGCCCAGCCACCTCATCTTGCCGGGTGCCCCATCATCCATCTGCCGCCACACCGCCAGTTTCGCACCGGCCGCCAGTTGGTGAATATCCGTTTTCCCGGCCTCCGGGATATTCAGCACCTCGACCAGCGCACCATCATTATCGAACGGGTCCGTATTTGTCTTCCAGTCATCCGCATCGAATTTTTGCAGGTAGCAGTTATAATACCCGCCGCCCGTAGCGTTCGAGGCAACCTCGGCGATCCGTATCCCGCTGGCCGCGGTCCCGCCACCTCCTGTAACCGCCGCCTCCACCGGTATATCGCCCAGTTCCTCCTTCAGTTTAGCGATCTCCGCCATGAGCGAGCCTGCCCCGGACTCCATCGAGCCTGCCCCGCCCCCGCCAACCGTAGCGGCCTCCGCCCTTTTCCCGCCCGTCGTCGCGGTCGCGGTCGCGGTCGCGGCGGCGGCGGCCCCGCCGCTGCCCGCGTTACTACTACCCAGCCCGGGATTATTCCCCTGGGGTATCGCCGCGAAGTCGAGCTGCGAGAAGTTCGTCGCGATAGTTGTCTCGCCGCTTACATAATCGTGCACTACCTGCGTCACCACCGTATTGATCTCATCGTACACCGCCGGCATCGCCACGCTTCGGATCAGGTCGCCCACCTTCGCATCGTCCGTTAGATAGGCCACTGTAACGGTAAGCGTCTGTCTGCGTTTGCCATACCACCCGATCGCCGCCGCCGCCACCGCCTCCAGCAGGTATTTATCGTTCCGCAGTATCTGGCTGGCGCCCCCGTATATCTCCTTAGCCCCGGCGGCATTGACCCCCACCACCGTCCCTTTGTTGATCCACCACAACTGCGCGTATGGTAAGTCGATTATCAGCGTTCGGCCGCCCCCGGCTATCGGCGTCTCGGCCTCTACCACCACCTCCACCCGCTGATCGGTCTGGACCGCCACGGTAGCGATCAGGTCTTCCCAGTTAAATATCGGCTGGCTGCCCGCCGGCTCGGCCCCCTCGAAATGGCCCGACGCGAATTCATGCCCCGGGCTGGCGCTCAGCGAGAACCCCATCATATTATCAAGCATCGTCACGCCGCATGATGCAGACTTATTGCCATCATCGTCAACCACAATCTCCGAGAGCTTCGATACTTTGTGGAATTTCCCCTCATATTCCACCCACACCATTGGTGCGCAGTATTCCGATATCGTATCCGGCGGCCGCCGATCGACGGGCGTCGCACCGGTATAGTCCCATCCGCGTTTGAGCGGTAGTTTCCGCAGGAAGTGCCGCCCGTCGTTAAAGTAATCCGCAGCCTCATAACCGCCGGTTCCATCCTCCGCCAGCCCGCCATCCGTATCGCAGGCCGGGTTAACATTATAATTTTCAATCCGCCAATCCCAGTCCAGCGGCATCCGCCACTGCCGGTACACCTGGTCGTACCGCGGCTGGGCGCGGTACCGTTCATTCTCTTTTATCTGCTCATCCTCATCGAGGTCGCCGTACCCGCTCTCGTTTTTCGCGCCGTCTTTGTAGTATCCTTCTTCGGCGCTGGTCCAACCCGGATCGAACGTATGCCAATCGATCGTAAAGCAGCTCGTTACCAGGTCGCCTCTCACCCGCACGGTATCGAACCGGTTCGCATCGATCAGGTTCATCTGCACAATCCGGTTGGCGTGCACGTTCCCCAGCTCTATATCGATTATATTGGCGCTCGGGCTGAGCGTTACATCCCCCACGGTTATCTCTTCGTCGAACACGGTAGCCACCTCGATCCCCACCGCCGGGTCCCTGCCAAACCCTACCTTTGCGATCTTCCAGGTAAACCCCCTGCGCCGGTCGATCAGTCCATCGAGCAGCATCAGCAGCGTAAGTCCCTCCACCCGTCCGCAGCTCGCCACATCATCGAGCAGCGCCTCCTGGCCGGTCAATTGGAACCGTATCCCATCGGGCCGGTTATCCCACAGCATCATCGCCAGGAACTGCCTGTGGCTCCACACCGCACCATCTGCGCTGTACCGGTATATCCCATCGGCGTTAGCCGAATTTGCGCGGTTACCGATCTCGCTTATCCCCCGGTCGTCCGAGCTGTTCATCATCGGCACCCGGTCTATACTAACCTCCAGGCCGCCCTGCTCGGCCTTCGCCTGCCGAATCACCTCCCGATCCAGCAGGTAGCTCAGTTCCACCGCCTCATATATCTGCTGGCCGCCTGCGACCGGTTGGCCGCCGATAGTCACCGCGCCATCGATACTGAGCAGGTCTCCGAGAAACCTGCCGGTCCAAAGCTCCGTCGCAACCGCATCGACCGTAGCCCGAATCTGCACGAACCATCCCAGGTACGCAAACGGCCCGGCCGCGTAAAACGTTTGATTCCCCTCTACCGTTCGATACCCATAATCCCAGAGAAAGTTCGCCGTCCCGATCCCCGGCGCCGCCACGCTTATACTGCCAATCGCGCTGAGCAGCGGCTCCAATACCCACGCATCCGCCCAGTTCTGCCGGACATACACGTTCGGGCAAATAAATGTAGTAATCGTAGCCGCCATCTTTTTGTCATCCCCGCGAAAGCGGGGATCCATCTTCTCTTAAAACAAAAACCCAAAAAATATCTTTCTTTCTTCTATCTTCTTTTTGTCATCCCCGCGAAAGCGGGGATCCATCTTCTCTTAAAACAAAAACCAGGTTAAATCATCTTTTTTAAAATCTATCTCTTTTCTTCTTCGTGCTCTTCGTGTTCTTCGTGGTAAAATCTTCTGACCTCTGACCTCTGACTTCTTTCTTTTGACTTCTGATCAATTCAACTGCAACAGCCACGCCATCCTCACAATCGTCCTGGCCGTCCCCGCGGTCCCGAACCCGCCGACAATCGTCCCGGTTATGTTCGTGCCCACCGGGTCGCAGCCCAGCACCATCACGCTGCTATACGTAATCCCATCCTCATCGATCACCGTCACCGCCGAGCCTTGCATCGCTTTATAAGCCAATATCGCCGTGTTGGCAAGTCCACTGTTGTCGAAATCTCGCTCGGTTACAATCTCGCTCGGCCTGGCCTTCACTCCCCGACAGCGATACGCATGGTAGTCCACACCATCCCTGCTTATATCCTCCACCTTCTGACCGCCGCGTGCGATCTTCCCGGCAACGATATACAATGAATTACCCGCGATACTGCTCATCGTTTACATATTCCCATTCGGGTTCAGCGATGGCAACTGCGCCGCCGCCCGCCCGCCGCCATTGCCATTGCCCAGTTTGACCTCTATCTTTTTCAAAATCTCCGTTTGTTTTTTGGTTTCCTCTATCATTTCCGGTGGGTATTCCATCTTTACCGCCGGCTGCCCTGTCGCGGCCGAGCCAACAATTGATTCATACTTTTCCCGGGGGCTGGCCGTTTGCCACTTAAACAACGTGTCCTCCAATGGCTCACCACTCGGCCTGCTATTCTTGAATTTATCCCAGGCAAACGAATCCAATTCCCGACTTCGGCTAAACCTAGACCATTCCAACAACCACGCTTGAAAAGGCCGCTCAGCGTACATGACTTTTTCCTGCTCAACCGCGATGTCACGCAATAATTTCCCATACCTCGCATCCTCCGATGCCCTCAGGGCCATCCCCGCCTTCATCCCTTGCGCTTGGTATTCAGCCGCCTCCTGTGTCTTCATGTAATTCGCCTGTTCCAGCCTCTCCGCCGCCTCGCCTTCCGGGCTTTCAGCATAACGCAAAAGACCCTCAACCGCTTCTCGGCCTTCCCCGCGTGCTAATTTCAAAATTCCAGGAGCTGCGGTTTTCCCATAAATTTGGCCCGCCAATTCCATCCTTTCGCCAGGTTCCATTCCCACAGTATTTGCTTTGAACGCCTCCCACACCTCCATCGCGGATAGCTCCTTTTTCCCTTTCAAACCCAGGATTTTTTCGGCGTTGGCAGCAGGACCAATCAGGGCCTCCATCGTAGCGCCTGGCAAACTTTTAAGTTTCCGCCCCGACAGACCGCGAGCAGTTATCGCCAAATTTTCCATAGTTTCCGAAGCGTTCCAACCCATCTCTGTAGCCACAGGTTCCATCTTACCAACCAAATCAATCATTTCTTCATCGGTCAATCCCGCCCAGCCTGAAACGCCCCCGATCTGCCTCCGGAAAGCTCCCAGTTCATCGCGGGTACCCATTCCAAAGCCTTTTGCGGTTCTCAACAAATTACCGGTCGCCTCATCCCCCGCGTGTCGTACTGCATAACCAATCATCTCCTCCTGGGCTTTTGATAATTCTTCATCGCTCATCGACCCCCGGAACTGCCGTTGCATCTCATTTGCAACAGTCGTTACAGCTTCACTGCCGGCGCCGGTTTTCTGCATTAACAGCGACACATTTTTAGCGACGTTACTCCGCAGCTCCTCGGTATATGCCCCGGTTGCCTCAAATAAATCCTCCATCGGTTGTCTAAACTTTGACATGCTCGCAACAAGCGCATCTGCGCTTTCCTTCGACTTATCCAGTATCTTCAGCAACTCTTTAGCGCCGGCCACAACCAAACCTATCCCCGCCGAGCCTGCCAGGACCCCATAAGCATTTTTCATCTGGCCGAGCGTCCCGATGCCCTTATTTGTCGAATCGTGTATTTCCTGCCCCGCTTTTTTGCCGGCGGACCCCCAATCTTTAGCTCCCCGTTCAGCCTTTTTTTGGGCATCCACTACCCGCAAAAACGCCTGCACGGCCTTGGCCTCTTCGGCTTCCATTGTAAACTTTACCGTTGCCATATTACGCACTTATCCTCGTAACGGTTGTGGTCTTATCGGAGTTGATTTTACGGACTATTATTTCCGCCACCAGGTTTGCCAGCTCCTGCGCCTCCGCTTGCGTCACTGCAGCGATCTCCCCCGCCAGGTCCGGGTAGTTACTCCGTTTGATACTAAGCTGCATGGGCCCTGTCATCACCCCATGCGCCCTCTTCCCCGTCCCGCTAACCCGTATCATCCGCGTAACTTCCCGCTTCATCCGGCCGGACATAATCAGCGGCAGCCTCGCATCAGGGTTACCGAGTTTCGCGAACCCCTCTTTGCGTTTAATGGTTTTTATCGCCCGCCTCTTATAGCCGTATTTGGCCGCGGCCCCGGTCCGGAAGTGCCTGCCCAGCATCTTATCATACCAGTATTTGATCGCCTCTTGCAGCGCGGGGATTGTCAGTTTTTTGCCGAAATCATCTCTTGTCTTCAGCATATCTTTCGGCATTCCAACCGATGTAATCGTCACCCCGGTAATCATCCGCCAAACTCCATTCCCATCAAGTGGACATCCGCAAACGTGGGATTATAATTTTTGAACTCCCCCGCCCTCCACATCCGGTATGTCAGCAGCCGCCTTGAAATCACTTTTTTTTTTGATCATTTTTCTCTTTAACCATAGCGACTATGCCGGGCCAGTCCAGTATCGCCTCCAGCGACTTTCGCAGCGACTGGTCATTCCACAGTTTCAATACATTGGCCTCCACCCTGCCGACCCGGTAGTTAAGCCCCAAAAAGAAATTCCCGACCCGCAATTGTTCCGCCTCGGTCATCTCCGGCGGCGGCCATTCCTCCCCCTGGGCCTGCGCTTTAATCTGCCCGCAAAAATCCGACCGGAGTTTCATCGTTAGTTTTTTCACCCCGTCGAACTGGGCCATCGGCGCCCGGTCCACCTCATCGTTATCATTAAGCACGAGTTGGTCCGGCAGGTATCTTTCCGGCGGCACCGCCCATATCCCCCCATCCCCCATCTTCACTTCATGTCCCCACCTTCGTTCGATCCTCGCCAGGTCCGCAGGCCCGGGCGGATTCTCTTTTTCCCACCCGATCCACAATCGGTCGTTCACCTGTTGCCACACCTGGTTTTCCGGGTAATACCCAACCTTCGGTTCCGTCCCCCCCGGGCACAGCGAGCTTTGCGCGGCTGCGCATATCACCCCGGCGGCGGCCATCTGCCCGCTGCCGGGGTATCCAACCTGCGAGAAGTTTACCCCTGCCAGGTGATCGAGTTTCATCTCTTTCAACAACTTTTCAGTCGGCGCATTTACCATATCGCCAAAATAATACAAAAACCCTGCCATCTTTTATTCTTTCTTAAAAACAAAAATCCAAAACAAAATCTATCTATCTTTCCTCTGACTTCTGACTTCTTTCTTCTCTTACTATTGCCTAGTGCCTAGTGCCTATTGCCTTCTTCCAAATTGTCATCCCTGCGCAGGCAGGGATACATCTTCCTCTTTCGGCTTATTCCCGTTGTCGAACTGTTTCATCGCCGCGGCCAGACGATCATATTCCTCCCGGTCCGCCGGCAGCGTAAGCAGTCTCATCCGGTTCCTGATCGCACCGGCCGCCCCGGGATCATCCACCCTAAGCTCCACCGCCGCCCGGTCTTTCTTTTCTTTTCCCATCGTGATATCTCTCCTGACTTTCTCTTAAAACAAAAAACAAAACCATCTATCTATCTTTTTTCTTCTATCTTCTTTTTGTCATTCCCGCGCAGGCGGGAATCCATCTTCTCTTAAAACAAAAACTCCTAAAAAACATCTATCTATCTTTCTTCTGACTTCTGACCTCTGACTTCTTTCTTCTGACTTCTGACTTTTTTCTTCTCTTCTAGTGCCTGTTGCCTAGTGCCTGTTGCCTGTTCGTAGCCTAGTGCCTGTTGCCTATCGCGGTGCCTAGTGCCTTCTTCCTATATCAATGCCGCCAGTACATAAGCCATCATCGGGTTCGACCCGTCTTTAACCGGGTGTATCTCGATTGTGCACTGTTGCGGCGAGCCGCTAACGCCTGTAGCTACAATCATCCCCGCGGCCACTGTTATCTGCGGGTGCACCGACCCGCTCGCCCGGCTGCCGCCTGCTGATCCCTTGGCCAGTTGCACCAGCGTACTGCTAGCAATCGCCACGCCCTCTTTATACGTACTGAACAAATCCACATCATCGCACACGATTGTTATTACCGGCTGGCAAACGTCGATATACAACATGGTGAAGTATTTCGCCCCCGCCCCCTGCCCGCCGTCTTTTCGTTTTTTCACCGTGATCCCGAACGTGATCGATATCGACTGCACCCCGTCCACCTCCACATTATTCAGCTTCGCCGGTCCTGCCCAGAACACCTCATCTGTCGCCGGCGTCCCAACGAGCGCCTGGGTGGGCGTAGTGACCAGCGGCGCGTTTGTCCCATCGGATATAGTCCATATCTGCGCCTGGATCGAGCCAACCTGCTCGACCCCCACGCTGAGCGATACCGGAACCACCAGTCCCATATTAACCACCGCCTTAAGCGCCCCGGTCGCCAATCGGCCGCCAAGGTTATCGCAAAGCTGACAATATAGCGTTACGCTATCCCCGGTCTTAATCGGGTACCCCGCCAGCGGGTCCGCCCCGAACGTTGTCAGCAGCGATCCGATCTCCGAGGTCTCGAACGGCGCCACCGGGTCCACCGAATTAACGTATGCCATCTTGGGCACAGACTGCCCATCGGCCCGCGGCCTCACAATCTCGCCGCCGCCGGTAAGCGTATGATCCGATATGCCGTTTATCGCATTACCATCGATATCGATCATCCACGGGTAAAAGTTTTTATGCGCCATCGCTTAGCTCCTTATTGTCATCCCCGACTAGATCGGGGATCCATCTTCTCTTAAAACAAAAATCCTAAACAACATCTTTCTCTCTTTCTTCTGACTTCTGACTTCCGACTTCTTCCTTCTCTTCTACTTCCACTCAATCGTATATTTAATTCTCACGGTTTTTTTACCACTGGCATTCTTGCGGTCTATCTCGGCGAATCCCGCCCCTTCGGTCCCAACCCTCGCGATCGACAGGTACCCCGCCTGGCCTGACAAAGCCAGCACCTGCTCGATTATAGCCTGGACCACCGTTGTGAACGCCGCTAGCGAATCCCTGTCATCCGTATATCCGGCAACCGCGTCGAACCACAGTGCCAGGCTCCCTTCCCACGAATACGAATCGCTGCCCCCCGTCCCGATCCGCTGGGCCTTCATATCCTCGGTGGTAATAATTGCGAACGGCATTGGCGGGTCCGTCTCGGCCGTATCGAAGATATGCAGTTTCGTCGCTGCGTTATTGGCAGCGCCCACCCATGTGCGAAACGCTGTCGAATCCGCGACATTCTCGATCAGGTATGTAATCGGCTGCGTACTCATAAGATCAATCTCTCATTATGATTTCTACGCGTGCAGCCGCTCACCGCTGCGTTGTATATTTTCCGTTGCCGTGAACTCGCACCGCCAGAAGCTCCCTTCCCTGCTGTGGTTGTTGAGCGTATAGATCACGCCGGCTTCTGTCACCGTATCCACGCGGTCGCTGGGGCTTGCCAGGTCCGCCGGGTCGATCAGCCAGGTCCGCCGGTGTACAACCTGGCTTCCATCTTCCTCGGCCCCGCCGGTCCCATCGGCCCCTACCGGGATTGCCACTATATTCCGCGCCGCCGCCCCGGATGGTGTAAGGCTCACCGTATCCCCCAGTTCATCCTGGAACATACTCACATCGCCCGCCGCCATATCCCGCAGTGTACTCATCTACCCGCCAGCTTCATCTCTTAATCAAAAACCCGATCAATCCCATCAGCACGCCGATCATCATCGTGGCCCAATGAGGCAGCCGGTTGCGTATCTGGTTAATCATCTTCCATTGATCGCCATCGGATTTTTCCAGTTGTTTGATCTGCTGCCCATGCCTGGTCACATCCACGCACGGCCGATGTTCATCATTAGTCACCAGTCACCTCCGGTTCTTCGATGCGGTGGCCGCCCGCCCGGGCGACCACTGCGTTAAGACTAACCACTTGAAACCAGTCAACGCCGGGTCAGCTCAAGGTTGACTTCGTGCCGTACTGCCACAATCCAAACCCGACATTACTGATCTCTTTGATCCCGAACAACTGCTTGTTATTGAGCTTTTCGTATTCGGAACCCGCCCCGATGATTTGTACGGTCATATCCTCTTCCTTTTGGAGGATGAAGGGTTTAACCGGCCCATCGGTCCGGAACACGCAAAAGTTGGTGGTCCACGCGCTCAGCCGCGGGTTGGTCACATGGGTAACCTTGAAATCATTATCCTGTACCAGCGGGTTATCCACGGCCCCGCTGCCGGTATTAACCACGTTGCGGGTCGTTGCCGCCCGGAAGGCAGGCATCAATGCCGGGCCGGTCATCACCAGGAATTCACTGGCCGCCTCGTGCACCGGCTCACCCTTATCATCCTTGTAGGCAAGCATATACGCTATCACGCCCAGCACCGCCATCGCCGCCTCATAACTGGTCGGCGCAGCAGCCGTCGTCACGTCCAGGGCCGTCACCTCGGTGGCGGTCAGCAGGTTCTTCAGCGTCCCGCTGTCCCCTTCGCTGTGGTCAGTATCGAAGAAATACTGCCCATCGTACGCCAGCCCGCTCGTAGAGCCGGCCCCATTCAATAACAGCGTACTGATCAGCTTGGCATGATGGCCCATATACCGCCGAGCCAGGTCAGCGATCCGGATATCGATCTGGTCGGTCTTATCGCGCCGGATATCATCCGTCATAAATTCCAGCGTCGCCTCGCAGGTCTTATTGACAATTGTGATCCCGTTCTCGGTAAGTCCTTTGGCAATCCTCGGGCCAACCCATTCCCGCAGCGCCGGGGACGCCGTAAGCCACTTATACGTTTCAGACGCCTGGTCGCTCCCAAAATTCATCGCCAGTCGAGGCACCCAGCTTAGTCTTGCCGCTTCCTCGACTGCTACATACAAACTCCGAATCTCCCGCGTACCCAAACCACTTGCACCCATTGCATCATCTCCTTACGTTATAAATTTTTCAAATCTCATCATGCAGCCAACAAAAAAAACGCCCATGCATCCAGCTTACGACTCTTGCGCCCAGGTCCCGCGTTTATCGAGGATGTGATACCCGTTCGTACCATCGCCGCCAACCTTCAGGTAATCCCCGCGCCTCGCCGTGGCCTTGGTATTGGTAAGTTTCTTGCCATCGCCGCCGGCCGCCATCCCGCATCCGCCGATATTCAGATCGGCGGCATTGAAGTCAAGCATAATCCCCGCAGCGCCATCGGCCCCGCAGTTAACCAGTGTCACTTCCGTATTCGACACCGTCGCCGGCAAAGTGGCTGTCTTGGCATCCGTGCCCAGGTAAATGATCTTGCCGGTATCCGTAGCGGCCACGATCGTGTAATCATCGGTCTTGAGTATCCGGTTGAGGTTCGGCCCGAACTCATCGACGATATACGGCTCGAACTCCACAATCGCCTTATTCGTGCCGGTCCTCTGGACAACCTTCCCGACGCAACTATAGGCCGCCGATGCGCTCGCCCCAACCAATGTCAGCGTGGTATCATCACTGGCATAGACATACCTGCCCACATCTGTAACCACCACGCTTGTCAGGGTCACTTCAAGCCGGTACTTACCGGCCAGCAGCTCGACATCCTTATCGCCGGCCGAGCCGCCCGAGTTATCGCACTGGTTTATAATATGACCTGCAAACGGCTCGCCGGCAACCAGCGAATTGGCATACCCGCTCGAGTTCAAACTCGCCATCCCGCCCTCGTAAAGTATATCCACCGCCGCCGGCAACGCACCCTTCTCGCCTACCGCCCGATTCAACGCTACATCCGCAGATAACACCATAGCTATCACTCCTTACGTACGTTTTTTATCTTACATTTTGGTCCCATCGCGCCGATACATTCCCGGCACTTTTACTTTTTCAATCGATCCCACACCGCCTTCATCGGCCCGTAACAAGCCACATCCCCGCTACTCCGTTTCAAATAGTCACCCACCGCCGCCGCCGCCAGCGGGTCATCTTCCATCACCCGTATGCAGCCATCCCCGACCAACTGATCGCCGCCTGGCACCTGTTTGATGGTTCGGGCAACCCCGTCGAAATAAGGGTCGCTCCCCAGTATCACGATCTCACCTTCTTTCGCCGGCTCGATATTTTTTGCCAGCCTGTTTTTCCTCGGCAACCCCGCCGTCGCGACCGCCGTCGCCTGGGCCTCAAGCACTTCCAACTGCCCGCGCAGGCCCTCATTCTCTTCCCGCAACTGCTCAACCTGCCCGGTCAATTCCTCGTTTTCAAGTTGGAGCCGTTCCACGGTATCGGGCAATTCCCCATCCCGGCCATCATCGCCGTCGCGGCCGCCGGCCAGGTCTTCCAGGTCATCGGGGCCCTTGTAGTTTTTCTTAGCCATAAAGCAACTCCTTCATTCAAAAGTAATATAAAAAAATCAAACCCGGCGACACCGCATCGCCACATCTTAACGCCAGGTTACAGCTTGATCCGGCCTTCCGCCTGTGCCGTTTTCATGTTGCAATACACCCGCAGCGCCCGCTCTTTATCGCCGCATCGCTCCATCAGGGGCGCGTAATCTTCGCTCGCCGTGAACTCTTCCCTCATCTTTTCTGTTTTCGACTGGCCGGCGGGCTCCCCGGCGGTTCGCTTGCCGTTATTGACCTTATCCTGCGCATCGGAAAATTCCTGCTCGGCCGGATCGACCTTGCCCTTTTTGCCGGGGTCACCCTGCTCATTACCGTTTTGCTGCGCAGCCAGTAGTTTCTCTTTGAGCAGCTTGTTTTGAGCTGAGGTTGCCTCCTCGATTGTAGCTCCCTTGGAATACTGCTCGACCAGGAACACCGGGTCATCGCCAAACTGGGCGGCAAACGCGGCGAACTTCTTTTTCTCCGCCTCCGCGCCCTTGGCAAAGGCCCCATCCGCAATTTCCTTGTGAACCGCAGGATAATCCTTCGCCAGCGATTCACCCGTCATTTCAACCACATTATTATCACCCATGTCTTGTTGCTCCTTATTCTCGTAACTAAAAACTTCCGTAACACAATTATTCTGAGCGCCAAAAGTACAGACGCTGCCTTCTACCACCACCGTATTGGTTATCAACGTGCCCGGGCCGCTGAGCGTATGGCCGTTTACCGCCACGCTCGCCCCTTCCTTGATATACTCTATCCTGCTCTTATTCGGGTCGAACCGCAGCGACGCCTCGAACGGGTACCCGCCCGCCGAATCCGCCTGGATCGCCCTGCCCCACTCGTTATCGAGCAGCCGGCCATCCATCTGGAACTTGCCATCGAACGTAGCGGCCGTCGAGAATCCCACCCGCCTATCGACATCGTGGGTATCCAGGATCGGCACCGTTTTTTTTGCCAGCTTCATGCTCGCCAGCTCAAACCCCATATTCCCCCAGTACCAGTGCTTAACGATGGAGCCATCGTACAGCATCAACCTTATATTTTTCTTATCCTCCTCACCCTCCCCAAACGAACACGCACCCTGCATATTGAACACCGTCGCCTCGGCCGGAATATCCATCATCCTGGTATCCACCGTAAATTTATTATTCGGGTTCATCATCGCTCCTTTTCGCCGTGCTCTTTTTCGCCGCGTTTTCCACATCGAGCTGGGTCTTTACATCCGCGTAGTCCTCGCCCTGCCGTGCGCATATCTTCATGCGGTTGGTCGTCTCGTTTTCCAGTTGCATCGAATCGGCCTGGGCCTCGCGGAACGGGTCAACATACGGCCACTTTCGGCACTGCACTTCGTGCCGGGAGGCATCGTCCCGCCTGGTCAGCTTTTGCTCGTTTATCTTCCGTTCAACCCACCATCGCCACGCCCTCGATGCGTGCCCCTTAATCATAATTTCCTGCTCAACCTCCCAGTTATCCCGGCACTCGCCATACGCGAACCGCGCGTTCATAAATGTAGCGCCCGAGAAGTCCAGGGTCATCAGCATCAGCGGCATACACAGCGGTCGCCCGATGAAGGACAGCATCCGCATAATAAACGGGTCGAACATAGTCCCCGGCCGCGTCTGGCCGATCCCCGCAGCGCTCTCCCCCGGCTCACCGTACATGATCGTACCATGCCCGATCTTCTCTTCCTTATTGCCGGTCTCGCTATCGGTGCCCACCTCATCGCTGCCCCCATAAATCGGCGGGGCGCCCATATCATCTTTTTGAGCAATGAACATCGTGAACGCCGCGTTCACGCACGCCGCCACCAGCTCGGCGTCCACGTACTTGCACAGCTTTTCGATAAAGTCGATGCTACTGGTCAGCGCGGGCTCGCCCCGGCTGTTGCTGAAGCGTTCCGGGTTGAATGTATGCACCACATCGCGGGCCTTGTACATCTTGTAGCTGTCCGGCTTTATGAACCCCCACTTGCCCGGCAAGCCGATATAATAGCCGATCACCTTTTTGGTTGTCTTACTGACCGCCACGCCGTTCACAACGTCGAATTCTTTCGCCGTGATATTACCAAGCGGCCGCCCGCACTGCTCACCCTCGAACGCCTGGAGCTGGCCGTTATCCAGCAGGATCGTTCCCATATCGCCATCCCGCCGGTAGCTCAGGTACATCATCCGCAGGTACTGGTTATATCCGAACCGCCCGGTCACCTCGCACGGCTGATCGACCATCTCCTCTTTCCACATCTCCTCCGCGGCGGTGTTCCACCCTTTATCGTCCGTCCGGGCCTGGATTTTCACCCCCCTGCCCACCACGCCGTTTCGCTCGGTCCGCAGCAGCCCCTTCACCAGCGGGTTATTCCTGCCCATTTCGCGCATAGTATCGCGCAGCTTAAACAGCCTCTCTTCGGTAA